TCAAGTAGATAGTTAAACTCTTCCAGCTCTTCAAAGGAGCCACACGTTAGAAACTCATACATTTCTTCTGGATTGCGCTCTTCGGCACAGTGGAATGTGATCCAATGGGTGTCTTCGTGGGCGTATCCGGCTCGCTTCTTCCCGGCTTTGCCTTCCATGATGTTTAACCCGGTCAGGCGCTTCACCTCCCCTGTATCAGTTGAAACCGAAATGTCACCACTAAGCATAATATCAAAGTGGTCAAACTTATGGATTCGACCAGTAAGCAGAGTGCCTTTAGGGATAGTAATCTCACGCGCATAAATGCCGCCGTTGAATCGGTGGCTCACATCAATAGGAACCTGATCTTCTTGAAGCATTGCAGACTCAAGCATATTGAGCTTATCCCGGCGCTCTTGAATATCAATTGAAGATACAGCGGCCACGATTGCCAGTGAGCGTGATTCTTCCAGTTTTGTATTAGTCTCTTTCATATTTTCTCTCTATAGAACGATTGCGTTAGCTGGTGGTAGCTGGCCATTACCAAGATCGGTAAGAACAGTGCAAAACACCAGATCACCAGCCTGAACAGGGTCATAGGGAACCAGTTCAATTTTATTACCAGCACCCTGAACCAATTCAAAAACCTCGATAGTAAAGCCGCCTGAGCCAGTGGCGGTAAAATCAATGTGGAAAGCTTCAGTTGTTATTGTATTGGTGAACGAATAACTTACAAACGGGTTTGCCTTGTCGAATACGTTCACTCCATAAAAAGCATCTTGGCTTACAGTGCCCTCATAAACTCCAACAGCCGTGCGGTTAAGAGTTGCCACATTAAAGCTATATGGCATTGTCGCCGCCCCGTTGGTGCTTCTGCCTTCAAATGCAAAGTGAACAGCCTTGACTGGCGTAAGCTCAAGATATAGCTCAACATCAACACTATTTCTCAAGCTTTTCTCAATCCAGTTGTCAGGGTTGAAAGGGCCAGCAGGATCAGGAGCGTCAACCTGAGCAATGTAATAACGCTGAGGATTAGAGGCAGGGTAAACAACCTCATCACCAGTAACGTAACTAACGCCAGATTCTTGATATGCTGGCGGCCTAACATCACCATAAGCGCGGTGCTCAAGGTTTAAAATGTCCTGAGCATTGGCGGCAATATCAATAATATTTTGAGCAATGGCGGCAGCGTTGGCCGCTATGTCATCGGCATTCTCAGCGATAGCCAGTGTGTTTTGAATAATGGCTTCGGTGTTTGCAGCTATGTCAGCAGCATTCTGAGCAATGTCTTCAGCGTTCTTTTCAATGGCCGCTTTGTTTGCTGCTATATCTTCGATGTTTTTAAGAACCTGCTCAATAACCTCATCAAGGGTCTCAAGGTTGTTGTCAATTGAGTTGCCGCCTTTGTATGAAGTGCGGATATAGAGGTCGCGGAACCAGATAGCCCAAGCGCGTGAAGCCCGGCCAGTATTATCAAGCAATGGGGTTGTTAGCGGTGGCTGAGAAACAAGGTTCTTCGGATCTTTCTTAGGTTCATTGATAGCCATTAGCGCACCTCAATGAACGCGCCACCAACATCAATAGGAACGGGGTCGGAAACCCTTACCCTGAAGATGAACTGACGGGCCACGCCTAAGCGATTCCACTTAACACGGGTTAGATACTCACCCATGCGACCAATGCGAGCAAACTTAGTGTTGCTCCATGTTTTACCGCCATCCTTTGAAAACTCAAGACGCGCTTGCGGATCTTGGCCCTGCCCAAGGTTGATACCAACACCTGAAGTCATATCAAGCTCAAGACTGTCAACAGTAAGAAACTCACGCCCATTGTTTACAGTGGGAAGAACAAACTCACGAACAACAGGCTCGCCGTCATCCGTGTAAAAATTATTAGCCATTTCATAGATGCGGCCACTTTGGAAGTCGCCTACCAATGTTTTTGAATCAAAGAAGATGGCATTGTTAGATTGGTGACGGCCAAACTGGTAGCTCTGGCGAACATGCCAAGCCCCTGTTGAAATATCATAGCACCAAGTTAGATCGCGCTCAGGGATGGTTAGCACATAGAATAAGTGGCCCTCATCCTGATAGGTATAAGCAAAAGAATCAGAAACACCAACGCCTTTCAGCGTTTTTTCTACTGCGTGATTGCTAATTCTTACAGGCGTGTAACCAGTCATCTGATAAACCATCAGGTCTGAACCAAGAAAATAAACAGTGTTATTTTGTTTTGCCACTGAATAAGGAGCAGCGCAACCCTTCTCAATAAATGCGCCTTGGTTTCTTTCAAATGGAAAATCATCAGCGCCAGAGTTGTACCAAACCTCAATGGTATCCTGACCAAACATGAATACTTCGCGATGATCACTAAGCACTGCTATAAGTGGGTCTGGCTGGCCTTCTGCGGTTGCAAAATCAAGCGGGTCAAAGGCAACATCAAGCAGTTCTGAAATAAAGAACTGACCAGTGCCTCTCCTATCAAAGATAAAATATCCATCCTGATATGTAACCGTTGACGCAGGATAAAAGCCTTCAGCGGTAATTTGCTTCACCTCGTCACTGCTTATGTCGTAGTAAAAGCCTTTATTGCCGTCAACGACAACAACTTGATTGCCGTTATCCTCCATAACAGCACGGCCCTTTATATCAACATCACCAAGCTCTTTGTGCCTTCCGTCAGAAAAGATTTCATAAAACTTAGTTTTAGTTACAGCAAAAGCTCTGCGCCCGTTTTGGTGCAAAGCCATTACAGGAAAGGTTGGAAGATCACAAAAGAAAGCAAGCCCCGGTGTGTTAATCAGGTTAAACGGGTATTTGCCGCCAGTTGTAGCCCTTGGGTACACGTTAACAAGCAGCTCATTACCTGAAATATCCTGCTCTGAAGTGTTGGCTGCTAATGGGATCTCTCTTTGCATTATGGCCCCTGCTCAATTATGTAAGTACCAATGCCCTTGCGCTGAGTGGCAACAGCTCGATCCATACCCATAACAAGGTCTCGGTAATTATTGCGTTTGAGCCACTTCTTACCCTCAACGGCATTAACCGCAACAATGTTGCTTACTTGCTTACCCCACTCATCAGCCAGATCAAGACATAGGTTATAGATAAGAGCTCGCTCATAGCCCGGTGGCAAGTTTACCGGGTCAGTCAGGCAAGCAGTTGAAAGGTACTGACTCAAAGGCTGAACCACTTCCAAGTGAAGCGTTTCATCTTGGTATGGAACCGACTCAAACAGGATGGTGTTTAACGGCCACCCTTTACGCACATAAAAGCGCGAAGGTCTTGATGTGTTGGTTTTCCGGCTAATGCGCGAATAGGTTTCTACATCAATGATCTCTTGAATGTAGTCAGTGTCGTAACGGTCACGAATGAAAGCGGAAAGAATACGCTCAGGCCGTGCCGTTTCAATGTGGTTGTCAGGAAGCGGATCGGGAACAGGTTCAGGGTAAACACCGATAGTGTATTCAGGTTGCCCCTCAACAAGAACCTTGGTGACAACGCTCACCACTGGAATAAGCAAGGTTTCATTAGTCCAAGAATCGACTAGCTGTGCGAACACCTTTAAGGCATCGTCACCTTCATTGGCTGGCAGGGGTTCACCAGCCGCAAGAACGCCAATCTTCCGCATTGCACTGCGAATTAGATCCCCTACCGTATTTGCCATATCAAGCCGCCTCGTTCATAGCGGCGTTGATCTTCTCAATCAGTGTCGCTTCCTTCATGTTTGAACGAAGGCCAAGCTTAAACCCGTTGTTACCAAGGGCAACCAGCTCATCTTTGTTCAGTGATTCAGGGTCTTCGTTAAATCGATCCTGAAGCTCATTGAGTGCTTCTGCATCTTCGGCAGACTGTTTGAGTCCACGGCGTTCAGCTTCAGCAATAAGCTCTTCATCAGAGAAGGTTTCAATGCCAGCAGGTGAAGCGCCAGCAGCAGCCTTGTTAATCTCTGCCGTCAGTTCAAGCTCAGTCATTACCTTGAAGCCCATAGACTTAACCAAGCCAACCAAGTCATCAGGGCGAGCACGGTCAATCTGGTCTTGGGTTAGCTTCGGCGTTTTGTCTTCTTCAGGAAGATCCAGTTTGGCCGGGCTATCAACCCAACCTTGCTCAGATAATGCTTCGACTTGGTGATCATCAAACATTTCACCTTTCGGGCATTCGGCGTGAAATAGAAATACTTTTGCCATTGTCATTTACTCACTTTGATTAAAGGAAGAAAGGCCCATCCTTGGGCCTTAACTCGTTGCTTACTGAGCAGCGCCCCACATACGAAGAGCAAGCTCACCGTAAATAAGGTCAGTACCGTACACCGCATCAATACGGTGAATCTCGGTCTGCTCGTTAATGTCGTAAGCGCCAGTCAGGGTGAGTGACAGGCCAGTTTCAGGGTCGGCAGCGCGAGCCTTGATAACTGCTGACTGAGGCAGTTCCAGATCAATCATTGCCAGTGCAATCGCGTCACGGTGGAACAAGTAGTTCTGCTCGTAAGTTGAGTTAGCTGCACCAGCTACGGTGATCGGAGCGTTATCAGCAGGAAGGTTAGTCACGTTCTGGTAAGCACCAGTGCTAACAGTGCCGCCGTCAGGGTTGGTAATGGTTGCAGTACCATCGTTAAGAGCCGGGAAGATCTTGATAGTACCTGCGCCAGCGCCGTCAGTGTCAACGTCTTCCAGAACAACGAACTCCTGAAGCAAGCCAGTAGTCTCATAGTTCTGAGGGTTCACACCAAATACACCGCCAAAGGTGATCACATCACCAGCCAGCAAGAAGCCAGTGGTTGAGGCTGTGCCGCCGTCAAAGGTAACAGTATCACCATTAGCTTGAGCGCCAGCAATCAGCGGAGTACCGCCGTGATTACCAACAGTGTGCTTAGGCAAGTTCTGAGACTCGTAAGTTTCATAGTTAGAAACCTTGCCTTTGTAGCCCATTTTATAAGCCTGCTCGACCATTGACTCCTTGAAGAGCTTGGTCACTTCATCAGACAGAGTGGCACAAGTGAACGGGTCAAGAACCGCATTACGCATACCATCATTAGGCACGGCGTAAGTGGTTTGCTTAGCGCCAGCGTTGGCAAAGTCGATAAACTTACCCGGACGAACACCCGGAGTGCCTGAAGTGTGGAAGGCTTTCTTCAGGGTCAGCAAGATATTACGGTCAATCTTGTTGGCGATCTGAATCATGCCAGACTTCAGATAGCGCTCTGAGAAGTCCATGATGTCAAGGGTCTTGTCCTTAACGGTGTATTCAAGGCCAACGTGGTGTTGCTTGTCGATCTTGAATGGAATGGTTTGGTCAACCATTGGTTGCTTAACCAGAGTACGGCCATCAGCCGCTTTAACACGGTACGGCAGTTTCAAGCGAATAGTATCGCCCACTTTACCGAAGGTCTTTTCATACTGGCGATAAACCAGCTTTGCAGTGACCAAGTTGTTTTTAAGAAGGCGTAACGCTTCTTTAGCGATTACGTCATCCGTGAGTAGGTTGTTATTTTGAACAGCCATGATTGGTGTCTCCTAAAGTTACCAAGATTTGCGAGATCGTTCTTTCTTGTTCATGGCCTCTTCATACTCTGCAAATGACATTTCAGAAACATCCTTTTGCTGAGCGTCAGAACCACCAACAGGTGAAATAGGATCGGGCGCTTGCGTTGTTTTTGTCGGTTTCGGCGGCTTGCTGTCAACCGTCAGATCAAGTTTTGCGATTGCTCGCGCTTGTTGAGCTGGCGAACCAGCAGCAATATCGGCAGCAAGGTCTTTGTTCTGGCCCAAGTGATACATGACCTTTGTAGGGTCTTCGCACTCAGCCAAAGCTTCGAGCATATCACCAGTAATCGGAACCTCTGGATTAAGCGCAACAGCTTCAAAGTCTTCAGGCTTATCAGCAGAGTCAACGGCTTCCTTGATAACGGCCATTGCCGTCTTCTGGTTGTCGTTCAACTCAGATTGAGACTCATCTTGAGTGTCAGCTTTATCGGCCTTCTGCTCAAGCTTACCCTCTTCACCCTGTTGCTTATCGTAAGCGTCCAGAGCGTCAAGGTAATCATCATAAGTCTCAAAGTCGGATTCAACAGGCTCTTTCTCATGCTTGGCTTCCGGCTTTTCTT